ATCGACAGGATGTTACGGTCGGCAGCCAGGCGCAGGTCCTGTTGGATGCCTTCCGAGATCACACCAGACTTGAACAGGTACACGGGGTACTTGACAAGGTGGGTCGCGGTGCCGCCGGTCAGGGCGATCAGCTGGTCATCAACCACAACCCGCAGGCCGCAGAAGTAGGCCACATCAACGTTGGTGTTACCAACGCCGCCGCCACCCCAGGTCACTGCGCCAGCAGCAGCCAGAGCAGAAGTTGAGAAGGTCAGCTGACCAACTTGCTGTAGGTACGCATACACATTGCTGTGCATTGCGATAGTGTCGAGGTCATAGCCGCGCTCACCCAGCAGTGTGCGAGCAGCAATCACGTTGGCAGCCGAGGCGTAGTTGGCCTCAGTTGCACTGGTGGTGCCGGTCTTGTTGGTCTGGTTAGCGCCGAGGACGCCAGCAGCGCTGATACCACCAAACAAACCAGCCAGTTGGGCCAGCAGAGTAGCGGTCTTCAGCTTGTTGATTGCAGCGGTCAGCTGGTTGCGGACATGACCCAGGGGATCAGCGCCGGAACCCAGCATGGACAGATCATCGGCAGCGTAGGCAAAGCCACGGTGCAGGATGGTCATGATCTGTTGGTCAGCCGTCGTCTTCTGGGGAGTCAGGTAACCAGCAGTTGAGGTGCCCCAGTTGGAGGCAGAGGTGATCTGCTCTTCAGTAGGAGCAATGGGATCGAAGAAGGGGACTTGAACGCGGGTGCCGCCAGCGCGGGCATCCAGAGCAGCGTTACGGGCAACGATGCCGGATTGGATCCACTTGGATTGGTTGAAGATGCCCTCAGCGGTGTACTGAAGGAACTCGGGGCGGGTGATCAGATCCGACAGGAAAGTACCGCCGGTGTAGTTAGCAAGGTTGGCAGACATTGGATTGCTCCAGTGGGGTTAGTTGACGGGGTGCCCCACAGGGGCTAAACGCCAGCCTCGGATTTCAAGAGGCGGGCCATATCAGGATCCTTGCCGAGCAGGACCATCTGTTGTGTGACGTTCCAGGAATCCTTGGACCAAGGATTGTTTTGACCTGGAACGGCGGAAGCGCGGGCACTGCCTGCAACTCCCATACCCGAGCGGTTTGTGGCGGAGAAGTGATGCTCATAACCACTGCCCGGATTTTTCAAGTTGGCAATGTAGTCACCAACTGGAACTTCGACACCTCCGGCGACAGCCACGGGCTGCCCATCTTTGGTGCGAAGGTTCTCCTGCAATAAACGATAGAGCTGTTCGGGAGCAACTGCACCAGCGCTAGAAAGTTGAGCAATAGCAGCAGACTTGATCTGCTCTTTGGTGAATCCAGTGCGAATTTCTTCGATGGTGGATTCTTTGTCGTTTAACTGTTGCTTGAGTTCAGCAACAGTTTTTTGGGCTTCTTCCCAAAGGGTTTTGTACTCGCCAGTTTCAGCAAGTTTTTGGGTTTTGGCCTGCTCCTGTGCCACCCGAACTTCTTCGAGTTGGGCTTGGAGATTTTCCCGTGCCTCTTTGTCCTTGCGACGTTCACCGATCAATTCGGCGTTCTTGGCCTTGAGGGCTTCGATTTGAATCGCAAAGTCAGGTCCTTCAGCCACAGGCTGAGACGGTGTTGGCTCCACAGGAGTTACGTCCGCTGTTTGAATTTCGGGCACGGCAATGTATTACTTGAACATGGCTACTTTAGCACTTAAGAACTGGGGCTCGTCTCGGGTCCGACTTTATCATTTGTACCGGGCATCTCGGCAGTTTGGGCAGTTTCTACCAGTTGGGTAGTGGGAAGGTTACTGAGTTCTTCTTCGATGTTGGTGTCGTCAGGCAGGATTTCACCACGCCGGAGGATTTCCAGCAACATGGCATCGCTGATCTTGCCTGCTGAATTGAGTTGGCTGAGGACAGCAACGTCTTGACCAATCAGACGGTAGTAGTCAAAATCGCGGTCGATACTGATTTCTGGTGGTTCGATACCCACATACTGGGCAGCAAGGGCAAAGGCTTGGTTCAAGGCTGATTCCAGCTCCTGACTGACGATGGCCAGCACGGAGTTGGATTGAGCTTGGTCGATGCGTTTGGCCTCGGCAGACTCGGCGACGAACTTTTGACCAAACAACTTGGTGATGCCCAAGGTGGACATTTGGCCTTCGAGGGCTTGGATCTCCTTCATCTGGGCATCGAAGCTCGTGGCGTCGGCTTGCACGTAATACGCCTTGTTGCCGGGTGTCATCGAAATGGCATAGTTGACGCCCATGGCCACAGGACCAGTCGTGTCGTCCCAGCCCTCTAAAACGAGAGTGGGCATGGCGGCAATGTGCAAGGCGTGGATTAGGTCTGCTTGGCGCTGGTAGTGGGTGATGTTCAGGTTGGCGATGTCCAGCAGTGGCGGCTGGGAGCGCAACATTCCACGCCGGTTGCTGTAGATCGGCACCAATGGGATTTCGTCCAGGCTATATGTGCCTGACTCATAGATGTCTACAGTCTCTTGGCCTAGGGTATACAGTTCGTAACGACCTGGATAGATGACGCGCATCTGTTCGACTTGATTCTCACCAAACTCATTGACGGGTTCGGTGGTGTATTCGTGGATTCTTACCTGGGTAAGCCGTGAACCAGGCATAGTAGTTTCCTGGCGCCATCCCCAGATTTGGGGGGCATCCACGTGGATGAAGTAGGGGCGGCGGCCCATCGCCCGTTCTTCTGCCAGGGTGCGAGCATTGCCGATGGGTGGGTAGTCCACCAAGATGGCGCTGTGGCCAAAGGTCATGCTGCTAACCAACGCTCGACGTGCGTATTCGTTGATGTTGGAGCCAATGCCGTCGATGTTCTGGGCTAGGTCCAGCCAGTATTGGTCGCCTTCGATATGGATTGGCTTACGCAAGATTGCTCCAGCTGCGGTTTCGATCAGGCGGCTGGTGTATGGAGAAAGGACGCTGCGGTCGATGCGGGTTTGCCAGGCTGTGTCATCTTCCCTCGGTTCCTGGGGCAGGTAAGTGTCGGCCAGGTCGCGGAGGTAGTCGGTGCCGTTGGTGACGGCAGCCATCACGTTCCAGTTCGTTGTCATGCCGATCACCTCAAGGGATCGGACAAACGGGGACTCGCTGACTACAGCTTGCGTAAAAGGGGATGAGCCGCTGTAGACCACGGTGTTGACTCCTACATTGCTTCTATTTTGACAGACCTAACTTAACCTTGTTCGGCCAAAATAAGGGTGTTCCAGTGCAGGGGTGTGGTGTCGAAACGGGAATGGGATACACCGTTGCGGGAGCCGTGGAATCCTGTGATTGCCCAGTTGCTTAGGGCAATTGATTTACATGTGGCGTGTTTTTTGACGACAGGTGATAGTTGGCACCTTAAAAAAGCACATGAGTTGCGTGATTATGTTCGAGAACTTAAAGATTGGGTGTGTAAACAAGAAACTATTTAGTTACCATTTTGTTTTGTCTGCCCAGTAGGCGGCACTCATCTTACCTTTGGCTATATTTTTGGCGTGGCGAGCTTTGAATGATTCCCTTCTGGCCTTGTCTGCTGCTGATTCTCCTTTTCGTGCTGGTGAGCCAGATACACCCTGCTGACCGAAACGGATGAGTTTTATCTCGCCATCCTCTTTTGCAAGGACGACGTGAGACTTTTTGGGGTGATTTGGGGTGCGCTTGGGTTTGTTATAGCCCGAGAATTGTTCGCCGTGATACTCAATCATCTTCGTCCTCCACTTCGATGATGACCTCGATGCCGCTGGCAAGACGTGCCATCAGCATGGAGAAATCGTCGGGGTCGCTGGGGGTCATGAAGACGAAGGTGGCCTCCGTCATGCGGGTTTGGGCGTCCACTTCCATGTGGATGCAGCCGCCCTGACAGATCCTGGTGCCCATTACTTCTTAGGCTTTTTGGCGGTTTTGGCTGCTGCCTTAAATGCACCAGTGCTTGGGGCACCTTTGGTGCCGGGTTTACGCATTTGTTCGCCACTGCCAGCCGCAATACGCTTACGTTTGGCAGCGATATTGCTGTACAAACCACGCTTGGCCATTACATTTTACCTTTTTTGGGGGTGGGTTTCTTCTTGGCGGCGGGTTTTTTCTTGGGCATTGACATGCCAGCCTCGCTCAGTGCGATGGCGATGGCCTGTTTTCGAGAAGTTACGAGAGGACCTTTTTTGCTACCAGAGTGCAGTTCGCCTTTGCCGTACTCGCGCATTACCTTAGCGGTCTTTTTTTGGGCTTTGGTGGGTTTTTTGGCCATGTAACTGCTCCAGTTAGTACACACGATAGCCGGTTTGACCCATCGTTTCTGGCTTGGCGAGGTTGAATACTTGGAGACATAAGTAGCCCAGGGCGTCGAAACTGTGGTCTACGCCTAGATTTTTGTTGGGTAGACCGGTGCCAGAGGTGTAGGTCAATGTGCGTAGGGATTTGATTAGTTCCTTGCAGCGGGGGTGGATAAAGAGGCGGCGAGTTCCAGAAGCATCGAGTAGGGCAGTATTGACGCAGGTGATCTTGTCGCGGATTTTCCAGGGGGCTCGGGGGCTGGAGACTTTGAAGCCGGAGCGTTTGAGGATTGTGTGGTCCGTGACGCCGATGCCGCTCGTCTTTCGCGCTCCACCCGTTGGGTCGGGGCAGGCGATGATGCGGCGATCCACGCCATAGCGGCGTTGGACTTCTTCGCAGAAATCCCAGGTGGTTGCTCCACCCGTCATCACGATTTCGTCAAATACCCAGAGGTCGTTACCTTTCTTAACGGCGCAGACACCAGACATGGGATCTACGTTGAAGTCCACCCCCAGTAATAGGGGCAAAACAGGCAAGTCTTGGACCGTGCCGTCGATGTTGGCGTCCGAGAATGAGACGGCAACGATACCGCTGAGATTCTCAAAGCTGGCCTCAAACTCCTGGCGGAAAGTGCGTGGATCCAGTTGGCCTCGGGCGGCTTCGATTTCGGCGGCTGGGACGTTATCGCCGTCGATGGTGGTGAATTGCCACCGCGCCCAGTCCTTATCGCCCTCCTCGCAATAGCACCACATGTCATAAAACCAGCTAGCTGTGCCATCCGGGGTGGAGATGAACAAGGCCCAGCCCTGTTTGTCGGCTAAAGCGGGGCGGATCACCTCGAACCAGACCTCGCGGTCCATGAACGCGGCCTCGTCGAGGACCACGCCAGCCAAACTGCGGCCCCGGAGAGCCATTGCGTTTTCGGTGCCCTTCAATTCGATGGTGCTGCCATTGACCAGCTCGATTTTGAGGTCAGTTTCGTTTTTACTGCGCACCCAGGCTTTGGGGACCAGCTTTTTCATCACCTTCCAGGCGATGTCCTTGGCCATTCGGTACGTTGGGGCGGCGTAAAAGAAGGTTTCGCCAGGGCGTTCGATGGCGGCACGTAACAATTCGATACACGCCAGGTAACTTTTGCCGAAACGGCGGCCTGCAACCAGCACCCTGAAGCGTTTACGGCTCGAAAACACCTCACCTTGCGCGTGGCGGAGGGTTAAATCAGTACCAGTGCTCATTTATTTT